TTAGATGTGAATGTCCGAACTGTGGATCTCACGCGCATCATTGAGGCAGCAAATCAGCGGCTTGCGGCTGCGCAAGTCGGGCGAATCGTTGACGGCCAGGTTTTGCGCGCAGCCCTACCGGCTGAGTTGGCAAATCTGCTTTAGAATCAATGGCCAGGTTTCCGCCGCTGTTCCGTAATCCGTTAGCATTCGCGCGTAAGTCCTTGAATGTGTGCGCGTATGTGCGCGCTAGATAGCACAATGTGTAATAAGTAAAGTCCGCATGATTCGCGCGGCGCCAGGTGCGGGCGGATTGCGCTAGGGGGCGTGCCGGGGGGTAGGGGGCCGGAAGCGGAGCGCCAGCACCGGGGCGGGGTAACTCGCGCCGACTGCGTATAAATTTTGCAGAATTATTTTGGAATTATTAATTCCGTACGGTCCATCCGGTTCGTATCCGGTTTTCATCCGTCCGGTACGGGCAGCCTGAAAGGCCCGTAACGCGTACACTGGAGTATCATCAATGCTCACACCATCACCAGCGATCGACGCACTGCCGCAGATCGAAGATCCCGCGCTCGCGGAGTTCATGGCGCGCTACTTCACCGGCGACAGCATCCGGCTCAAGCCACCGGCGAACAATGTCCTTGCCGATGCGCGTGGTGTCGTCTCGATCGTGCTCTTTCGCGAGGGCCAGTTCCAGGTTGAGATGATCGTGCTGCCGCCGAACATCAACGTGCCGCCGCATTACCACGATGATGTCGACAGCTTCGAGGTTGGAATCTCAGGCTCCCAGGAATTTTTCATCGCGGGCGTGCAGTCGGGGTTCTTGCGAGAGCCGCGCGCAAACGGCATGAGCCGCGACTTCGGTCGCTTCGTGCCGATTCGCAGCGACGCGTTCCACGGCGCGCGCACTGGCCCGCACGGCGCGACGTTTCTGTCAGTCCAGCGCTGGCGCGATGGCGTGACGCCGACGCACGTCGGCCTGAATTGGAGAGAACCATGCTAGCGTCACCGGCGCAAGAAACGGAAATCCTCACACAGATCCTCGCGCTGAAGAACGATCCGGTCGGCTTCGTGCAGTACGCATACCCGTGGGGCCGCGCGGGCACGCCGCTTGAGAAGCTGCGCGAGCCGCGCCGGTGGCAGATGGACGACTTGCGCAAGCTGGCGGATCACACGCAAGAGCAGGCGTTCCGTCACGCAAACAATCTCGCGTTGAAAGTTTGGAAAGAGGCGCGCGCATCCGGTCGCGGCCCAGGCAAGTCGGCGAAGTTCGCGATGTGCGCGCACTGGCACATGAGTTCACACCTCGGGAGCACGACGATCGTCGCGGCGAACACCGAGTCGCAGCTTCGCACGCGCACGTTCCCTGAGTACAGCGTCTGGTTCGGCAGCGCGATCAACAGCCACTGGTTCGATCTGGAGACGATGCGCGTCGTGCCTGCCGCGTGGCTGCGCGAGTTGGTGAAGAAAATTCCGGAAGAGGGCGGGTTGGGGATCGACCCGAAGTATTGGTACGTGCAGGGGCAGACCTGGAGCGAGGACAACCCGAACGCGTTCGCCGGTGTGCACAACCCGTACGGACTGATGCTGCAGTTCGACGAAGCGGCGGGTATTCACCACGACGTGTGGGGAGTGGCGGAAGGCTTCTTCACCGAAGTCAATCCGTATCGCTACTGGATGGCGGCGAGCCAACAGCGTAACCGCCAAGGCCGTTTCTTCGAGATCGTCAACGACCCGCTCGTTGGCGCCGGGTGGGATACGCGCGTGCTATCGACGCGCGGCATGGAGGGCATCGACCAGGCGCTGCTCGCCGACCAGATCAAGCGCTACGGGCCGGACTCCGACTTCGTGCGCGTGGAGATTGACGGGTTGGCGCCGCGCACATCAGAAGATCAGTTCATTCCGTGGGACGCGGTGCGTCAGGCGCAGACGAACGACATCCACCGGGATCTCGGCGAGCCGCTGGTGCTCGGTGTTGATCCTGCGCCGCGCGGCAAAACGTCGTGGCGCTTTCGTCAGGGCAGGAACGCGCGCGACTGCGTGGGTCCGGCGACCTTCGGCCACTGGCAGGGCTACGACAATGTGCAGATCGCAGCCGAGATCGAGAAGTTCGATCAGTGTTTCAACATCGACGCGATCTGCATCGACTTCGGAATGGGCACCGGCGTCATCGACATCTTGAAGCGGAAGTATCTTAAGCACAAGGTGCACGAGGTTCGGTTTGGCGATCCAGCGCACGACAAGCAGGGCGAGTTCGAGACGCACGCGATCGAGTTGTGGGCGTGCACGCGCGAGTGGCTGCCAGGCGGCATGGTCGAAAAAGACAACGGCGAGAAGGGCACGCTCTCGCAGCAACTCACCGATCGCGGCTGGCGCTGGTCGCGGCGCGAGGACAACAAGAAAATTCTGGAGACGAAAGAGGACATGCGCAGCCGTGGCGTGGCGTCGCCCGACGATGCCGACGCCCTGGCGTGCACGATGGAGGTAAACCCTCCGCGACGCGACGGGCCGCGCGCCGTGAGTTCATCGCGTATCGCCGCCGGTGTGGAGCCGAGCATGTTTGATTGAGGGTGGTACACTACTACGTGAACTGAAATTTTTCCCAAGGGTCCGATATGTCCTTCCTCTTCGGCGGTAACGATCGAGACGAGGCGCCGCAACCGGCGCCGGTGCCGCAGTCGCCCTCCGCTGTTCAAAACGAGACGGCTGCGCAGGAGCGGCAGGCGGCCCAGGACCGGGCGCTCGCCGAGTCGCGCGCCGCCGGACGACAGCAGACGGTGGTCGCGGGCCGCAACATCGCCGAGGACGACCAGCAGACCCTCGGCGCGAAGAGCGCGAAGCGCCGCGCCGCTCGCGACATCGTGGGCTGATGGCGCAACGTGAACCCGACGAGGGACTGCTTGTTGGCATCCGGCCCGCGCCCGGCAAGATGCGGCGCAAGCCGGATGCTGAGCGAATCGCCGCGCGCATCGCGCGCTTCGCCGACAAGGCGCCCGTCGTGCCGCACGTCACGCCTCTGAATCCGGGGTTCTTTCAACTGGAGCGCATGCGCGCTTCGAGTGCAACGAAAAAGCACGGTAAGGTCCGCGCAAAGGTGAGGGGCAAATGAGCGGCGCAATCAGCAAGATTCTCGACCCGATCGGTGACGCGATCGGTGGTCTTTTCGGCGACAAGAAAGACGACTCGAAGCCTGCGGACACACCGGCGCCTGCGGCGGAACCGGCAGTGTCGGTCGAGCCGAAGAACGAGAAGATCGAGGCGCGCGCCGACGAGTTCGCGACACGCGAGCAGGCGCTCGGCCAGCGCGCGAGCACTGCCGGTGCACAGCGCAGCGAGAATGATGCCGATCTGCTCGGCTACGTCACGCCGAAGAAACGCTCGGCCAGCCGCGCGATCCTGGGGTAAATGGACGACGCGATCCAGCCGCACATCCAGCGGCTCAACACGCTTCGCACTGACCGCATTAACTGGGACGGCCAGTGGGAAGAGTCAGCGGCGCGGCTGTTGCCTGCGCACGTCGACTCGTTCACCTCGCGGGGGATGAGCGCCCAGGTCGGCGGTGGCGGTCAGAAGAAAACTGAGCAGCAGTTCGACTCCACGGCGGCCTTCGCCGCGTCGCGTTTTTCGAGCGTGATGGAGTCGCTCGTGACGCCGCAGGGTAGCATCTGGCATCTCCTGCGCCTGCTCGACAAGACGCTGAAGAAAAACCGTCAGGTCCGGATGTTCTTCGATGACCTGAACGAGACGCTGTACAACTTCCGCTATCGTCCGATCGCGAACTTCGTCGGCAACAGCCAGCAGGTTTACCTGGGCCTCGGCTGCTACGGCAATGGCGTGCTGTACGTCGATCAGCCGGACGATTCGAAAGGACTGCGCTATCGTAACATTCACATCGGCGAGACGTACTTCGCTGAGAACCATGCGCGTGTGATCGACACCGTGTACCGCGCGTTCTTTATGACCGCGCGGCAGATCGTGCAGCGCCGCGACTGGAAGATCCCCGAGGCGATCCTCGAAGCGGTGAAGAACCCGCAGCAGATGGACAAGAAATACGAAGTCCTGCATTGCGTTTATCCGCGCGCCGATTACGATCCGCAGCGCATCGACGGCAAGGGCAAAAAGTTCGCGTCGATCTACATCCTGGTGGAATCGAAGTCGTTGTTGGAGGAATCCGGCTACGACACGTTCCCATACGCTATCGCGCGCTACACGCAGGCGTCCGGCGAGGTGTACGGTCGTGGCCCGGCGCAGATGGTGCTGCCCGCGATCAAGGTGCTCAACCAGGAGAAGAAAGACGTACTGAAGCAAGCGCACCGCATCCTCGACCCGGTGCTGCTCGCGCACGATGACGGCAACCTGGGGTCGTTCAGCCTGAAGGCTGGCGCCCTTAACGCGGGCGGCATCAGCAAGGAAGGCAAGCGCTTGATCGACGCGCTGCCGACCGGCAACCTCGCCGTCGGTCACGAGATGATGGACATGGAGAAGGCGGTCATCAACGACGCCTTCCTCGTCACGCTCTTCCAGATCCTGGTCGACACGCCGACGATGACGGCGACCGAGGTACTTGAGCGCGCCCGCGAGAAAGGCATGCTGCTCGCGCCGACCGCTGGCCGACTGCAGGCCGAGTTCCTGGGGCCGCTGATTGAGCGCGAGATCGACTTGCTGGCGCGGCAGGGGTTGATGCCGAAGATGCCGCAGATCCTGATCGACGCGGAAGTTGAGTACCGCATCGAGTACGACAACCCGATGTCACGCATGGCGCGCTCCGAGAAGGCGTCGGGCTTCATGCGCGCCCTCGGTACTGCGTCCGAGTATGCGAAGATGACCGGCGACATGGAGCCGCTGGATCACTTCAACTTCGACGTGGCGCTGCCGGAGATTCTGGATATTCACGGCGCGCCGGTGGCATGGACGCGTTCGATCGAAGACATCGAGAAGCGGCGTGAAGACCGAGCGAAGCAGCAGCAGTCTCAGCAGTTGGTTGAAGCAGCACCCTCCATCGCCAGCGTGGCGAAGATCGCAGCACCGGCCCCCAAAGGATAAGACTGTTTGCTACCCGAACTGAAGGATAAGCTGCGGGTGCTTTTCAGCACCCGCCAGCAGCAGTACAAGCAGACGTTCAAAGGCCCAGTAGCGCAGGAAGTTCTTCGCGACCTGGCGCGCTTTTGCCGCGCGAACGTCTCCACGTTCCACGAAGATCCGCGCGCGCACGCGCTCGCCGAGGGCCGCCGCGAGGTGTGGCTGCGCATCCAGAATCACCTTCAGCTTACGCCGGACGAACTCTGGCGTCTCACCTTCGGGGAGCAATGATGTATCGCAATCGCGAACAGATCATCACGAGCGACATCCACAACTTCGTGCTCAATCACGGCGCCCTCGGCGACGTGATTTGCTCGCTGCCGCCGCTTGCGTTCGCGCGGCAGTTCTTCGCGGACCAGTTGCGCCTGAAGGTGTGGTGCCCGCCGTGGCAGATTGATCTGCTTGCGCATCTGCTCGCGCCGTACGGCAAGTTCGAGTTCGGCAGCCTGCTCGACTTCCCGGCGACCCGCAAGGAACGCCTGGAGATGGACATCGGGCCGGTGTCGTTGAACACCGCGATCCAGGCGTCGCACACGCGCTGCCGCGTCCACATGGTGGACTACGCGTACAACTTCCTTATCAACGCGCAGCCCGAGAACATGGAGCAGCGCAGCTACCTCACGAAAGCGCCGCTCGGGCCGGATGTCGTTCGCGCGCGTATCGGCGCGAACGAGAAGTACGTCGTGTTCCCGGTCGGCGCCACGTCGGACAACAAGCTGTTCAAGGGCAAGGTAATGACGCCGATCCTGCTCTGGTGCCTTGACAACGGGTACAAGCCGGTTATCGTCGGCACGAAGACGAGCCACACGCAGACCGAAGTGAACGGCGAGATGAAGGCGCTCGTGATCCGCGAAGAATCGCAGACGATCCCGAAGAACATCTTCGCGCGCTGCCTGGACATGCGCGAGCAGACGACGCTGCTCGAACTGCGCGACATTCTAGGCCACGCGAACGCGGTCGTCGGCGTCGATGGTGGAACGCTGCACCTGGCCGGAACGACCGACACCAACATCATTTATGCGATGGGTCCGGCGCTGCCGAAGCATCGCTACATCCCGCGCAACGGCAAGGCCGAGCACAAGATCCGCTACGTCGTGCCGCGCGACCTGGAGTGCGCTGGCTGCCAGGGCAACTGGCCGCTTGTCACGCTGCACTTCACGCAGTGCGTCTATGAGGACAATCTCTGCATGGACAAACTGCACCCCGACGATTTCATCAACGGACTAAAGGAACTCGGACTATGAGAGCAGCCGTAGGCAGTGCGCATGAAACGGAACAGGCGGAACTCGCGCGCATCGAAGCCGACAAGCGAGCGCTGGCGGAAGCGGAAACGCTGCCGCCGGTGAAAAAGCTGGACCCGGAAAAGGCGTGGCCGTTCCCCGCCGCGAAGCCCGACGATTTCGAAACTTTCAGTCTCAACCAGGAGTAATCCATGCCCGATCCGACACCCGCTCCAGCCCCCGCTCCCAATCCCGCTCCGGCACCGGCGCCCGCGCCTGCTCCGGCGCCTGCACCCGCCGCGCCGTGGCACGGCATCGCCGAGACGGACGCCGACGGCCTGGCGTACATCAAAAACAAGGGCTGGCAGTCCGGCGCTGATGTCGTCAAGTCCTACCAGGGCGCGGAGAAGCTGATTGGGCGCGACCCGAGCACGCTGATCGCGCTGCCGAAGGCCGATGATCCGGCGGGCTTCCGCGCGGTGATGTCAAAACTCGGCTTGCCGGAGACGCCGGACAAGTACGAGTTCGACGTGCCGAAGGGCACGAAGGCCGACGAGCGCTACATGGCCTGGGCGCGCACCACGTTCCACGAACTGGGCCTTCCGGCGCCGATTGTGAAAGCGCTGTCGGCGAAGCACAACGAGTTCATCGGCGGCGTGCTGGCGCAGCAGGAGAAGGACTACAACCTGTCCGTGGAAGCGGACAAGAAAGCGCTGCTCGGCGAATGGCGCGGCGGCCACGAGCGCATGCTGAACGCGGCGAAGACCGCCGCCAAGTCGCTCGGCTTCACGCCCGAGATGATCGACGGCATCGAGCGCACGGCGGGCTACGCGGGCACCTGGAAGTTCTTCGCCGCGCTCGGCCAGAAGATGGGCGAACCGGGCTTCGCGACCAGCGGCGACCAGCAGAAGCAGTTCGGCGACCAGCAGACGCCGGAGGAAGCGAAGGCCGAGATGAACAAGATGCGCGCCGATCCGGCCACGGTGAACATCTTGAAGGACAAGATGCACCTGCAGTACAAGGCGACGAAAGAGAAGTACGACTCGCTGTTCAAGATCATGTACCCTGACGGCTAGGCAGGAAAGGGGGCTTAAAAACCCCCTTGTGATACACTGTTTCATGTGGTAGGCGAGCGGACAAGGGTAACTCCCCCGCAAGAAAGCCTGGCGCATTGGCCCCCTGAAGTTGGGACAAGCCGGTGAAGCGCGAACCTTAGAGCGCAAACTGGTTCAACCAATTTTCAGGGAGCGGCACCGTGTCTGATACCATTACCGTAGCATCAGTCCAGCAGTACAAAGCGAACGTCGAACTCTTGCTTCAGCAGGGCGATTCCCGCCTCGCTGGCGCCGTCATGACCGGCACGCACGTCGGCAAGGCCGCGTCCGTTGTCGAGCAGTTCGGCAGCGCGACCGCGCAACTGAAGACGGGCCGCCATGCGGACACCCCGTTGCTGGATCTCTCGCAGGACAAGCGGTGGGTCTTCCCGCTCGACTACGAGTGGGCTTCGCTGATCGACAACGAAGACCAGCTTCGCGCCATCATCGACTTGACCAGCCCCTACGCCCAGGCGGGCGCGGCGGCCATGAACCGCGCCAAGGATGACGTGATCCTGACCGCGATGTTCAGCACCAACTACACCGGCGAGAACGGCACCACGTCGGAGTCGTTCGGCACGCTCGGCTCGGGCACCTACGATGTCGGCGTGAACACCGGCGGCACGGCCTCGGCGCTCAACGTCGCGAAGCTGCAGCTTGGCATTCGCACGCTGATGACCGCCAACAAGGGCGAGTTGATGGAGCCGGTCTACGGCGCCATCTCCAGCTACGAGCACGACTCGCTGCTGAAGGAAATCCAGGTCGTGAACAAGGACTACGGCGGCAGCGCGCTGCTCGTGGACGGCAAGGTCAAGCGTTTCATGGGGGTCGACTTCATCCTCACCGAGCGTCTGACGATCACGTCGGGCAACCGTCTGATTCCGCTATGGCTGAAGAGCGGCGTCTACCTAGGCATGTGGCAGGATCTCGTCGCCGAGATCTCGAAGCGCGCGGACAAGTCGTACGCGAACCAGGTGTACCTGCGCATGACCATCGGCGCGACGCGCACGCAACTGGGCAAGTCCATTCGCATCCAGTGCGACGACCAGATCTAACCAGGAGAAACTGACATGGCACTCGTAAGCACCTCGCAAAACGTCACCGACCAGTCGGCGACTCCCATCGCGAAAGTGGGCGTTCTGAAAAAGCACGGCCACGTTCGCACCGCGCAAGGCCACCTCCTGGCCGCCAGCATGACCGGCGGCACCACGGCGCAGTGGTACACCTTCGTTCGGGTTCCGGCCCGCGCGCGGGTGCTCGGCGTGTACGTCACCAACGCCACCACCACGACCGGCGCCGTGAAGATCGGCCTGTTCCGTCCGGACGGTATCGCGATCAGCGACGCTGTGTTCGCGAGCGCCTTCGTTCTCGGCGCGGCGAACAACCGGGCGAGTGCGGACACGGTTCGCACCGTGGCGCAGCGCAAGGACAGCCTGGCGACCGCCTTCTCGACGGCGGTGAGCACGGCGGGCGCGACTGGCGACCTGGAGTACGACATCACGCTGACCATCGCGACGGTGATCGGCACTCCGCAGGACGTGCTGGTCGAAGTCGACTACGTGCTGCCGGAGTAACGGCGGCGATCTCCCCTGGCGCGAGAAATCGCGCCAGGGCGTTTCAATTCAGGGAGCGTTGAGTGGCGATTCCTACCGATTTCAAAGGCCCGACGCCCGCAGCGAACACGACTAAATCACGGAAGCTGTTCGGTTCCGCGACCGTCGGCCAGTGGGTGCTCGACATCGACGGCACGCTGGCCGCAGCGACGAACGTCATCCCGCTCGGGACGAATCTGGCGATCGTGACCGGCCAGGCGTACACCGACGCGCAATTTATTCCGCTGGTCAAGGATTGGCTGGCGCGCATCGAAGGTCATCTCTCCGGCACCGGTGCCGGTGGTCAGAAGGCCGAGACGACGAAACAGGCGGCGGTGGTCGCCACGACCTGCACGTAACGGAGGCACCGAATGGCGAACGAAGCAACCGTATTCTCTCTCACCACGACCGAACTGGCGACGGATGTCGCGAGCCGCGCCGGGGGTAAAGACGTGGACATCGCGACGGCCAACGCCGCCGCCGTGCCTGCGAGCATCGACATCGGTCTGTACTACTTGAAGGCCGCCTACGAGGGCGCCGATGGCCGCAGCGAGTTGCTGCGTCATATCGAAGCGATCAAGGCCAAGATCGTCGAAGCGGCCTGGCCGCCGATTTAAGGGGAACCCGTGGGAACTCTGCTCCGTCTTCGCAGCACGATCGTTCGCCCGTCTGACGCGACGCAGTACGCGGCTGGCGACGAGGTTTCGAACAACGCGACCGCGAACGCGGTGGTGCTGCCGACGTTCGACGTGAGCGCGTTCAAGCGCGGGCGTATCCTGCTCGCGGAGATCGACATCTTGGCTGCCTCGGGCAACGTCGTTACGACCGCCGCCGACTTCGAATTGCTGATCTGGCGCACGATCAACGTACCTGCCGCCGTCGGCGACAACGTGACGAACCCGCTTGCCGCCGCGACGCGCGCGCTCGCCGTCGCGCGCTTCCGCTTCGACGACACCGGCTGGATGGGGCCGCTCGGCACCGTCGCCGCCGGTACGTCGCAGGAGCAGACCGTCATGCCGACGGTGGTGCAGCCGCTGGCGACGAACGTGCTCGACGCGTCGGTGCCGTACCGTCACTTCTCGCTCGAAGGCATGAAGGCGGACTCGACGAGCTCGCTGACGGCTTCGCTCCGCGCGATTGCCGCCTGGAACCCTGGCGCCGTCGTCAACACCATCGGCATCACGCTTGATATCGACGTAGAGTAAAGGCGCCACCGCATGGCAACGTCCAAAGTAGCCATCGCGAACGGCGCTCTTCAGCGGCTCGGCGCCAAACGCATCGAGTCTCTGACGCAAGACAACGCGAACGCTCGCAGCATGAACGTGGCGTTCGATCGCGTCGTGCGCTCCGAGATCCGCAAGTACGGCTGGAACTTCGCGATCAAGCGCGAGTCGGTTGCCGCTGACGGCGACGATCCGACCTGGGGCGACTGGAACAAGTACAGCCTGCCGAACGACTTCATCCGGCTGCTGCGCGACGACGAGAGCGGGCAGACCGTTGACTGGAAGGTCGAAGGCATCTTCATTCTCTCGAAGGACGCGTCGCCGCTGCAGTTCCGCTATCTCGCGTTCATTGAAGACCCGAACTACTACGACTCGCTCTTCATCGAGACGCTGGAGTGCAAGCTGGCGATGGTGTGCTGCAAGGAAATCACCGGCAGCCACAGCGCGGCGGCTGGCGTGAAGATCGACTACGAAGACGCAATCGCGGAAGCGAAAAAGGCGAACGCGATGGAGAAGGAAGCGCAGGAGTTCCCTGAAGACACCTGGTTGCTGGCGAGGCTTTAATGGGACGCGCCAGTACGATTCAGAACGCCTTCAACGCTGGCGAACTGAGCAACTTGATGCTCGGTCGCCAGGACGTGGACAAGTACGCGTCCGGCCTCTTCGTTTGCCTGAACGGCATTCCGCTCACGCAAGGCGCCTGGACGCGCCGCCCCGGCACGGCCTACCTGCACCAATGCAAGCACAACTCGAAGCTGGCGCGGGTGATCCCGTTCCAGTATTCGATCACGCAGACGTACATTCTTGAATTCGGCGAGCAGTACATCCGGTTCTTCACCGAGCACGGCATCCTCACGAAGACGACCCAGGTGATCACGGCGATCACGAAGGCGAATCCTGCGGTGGTGACGTACACCGGCACGGACACGTACGCCAATGGCGAGCGCGTGTACATCGCCAGCGTTGCAGGCATGACGCAAGTGAACAACCGCGAGTTCAAGGTCGCGAATGTCAACGCTGGCGCGAACACGTTCGAACTGCAGGATTCCGACGGCAACAACGTCAACAGCACCGGCTACGACACGTACACGTCCGGTGGCACGGTCGGCGAGATCTTGGAAGTTGTGACCGACTTCCTCGAAGCGGATCTCGCGGACGTGCGCGTCACACAATCGGCGGACACGCTCTACATCCTGCACCCGAACTACCCGCCGCAGACGCTCGTGCGCGTGTCAGCGACATCGTGGACGCTCGCCGACATCAGCTTCACTGACGGGCCGTACGATTCTGTCAACATCACGGCGACGACGCTGACGCCGAGCGCGAGCGCTCCCGGCGCTGGCGTGACGCTCGCGGCTAGCGCCGTCACCGGCATCAACGGCGGGCAGGGGTTCCTCGCGACCGACGTGGGGCGCTTGATCCGTATTCA